ATCTTCCGCAGATAAAATTTTATTAACATTTGCAGTTACACCAGAAGTTTGTCCTGTAATTGTAGTACCAATTAATTGATCTACATAAGCAGCGACAGGTACTCCTTGAAATTCATTATTTAATTGAATACATGTATATTGTGAAGTATAACTTGTATTTCCAGGTATTACCTTAGTTCCTTCTTTAAAAAAATGTTGACCAAATTTTTCAACTTGGTTCTGCAACATTGATTGCAGTCCTGTTAATTCCCTTGCCTGTACTGGATATCCAGGTTTAAATAACACCCGATAATAATCATTAGCAGGATCATAATCATCAAAATATGGTGATACGTTTAAATTTGTTAGCTGCGGCATGATTTCTTAGAACTGCAAGATTATTTTAATATCTTCCTTCTGAGTGGAGGATCTTGTGATGGATGGTCGATTGTCAACATAAATTATATTTCCTGAATATTTTTTAGATTCAGGATTACCAATTCCATTAGTAAATTCTTGACCCAAGTAATAGGTTCTACTATTTATTACGGTAGATACACCTGTAAATGAGGTATCAATTGCTAAATTAGAACCAGTAGAAGGCACAATAGTTAAAGAACCACCTGTTTCAGGAGTTGATGTAAATGCATTCAATTTAAATCCATAAGTAGGATTTGTAACAGCAGCTCCAACTGTGTTAAATCCTGCAAGAGATTTGTCTTGCCAATATTTTAAAACACCTGTAGTTGGATCATAATTAATAACTCTTCCCGCAGCAGTTGTTCCTGTTGCAACAGTTTGTGTAAAATAAGCATCAGCAGTGAAAGTAGCACTACTATAACCTGCTCCTGACAATCTTAACGCTGCTGCTGCAGTTGCTTTATCAACCGATAAAAGAGCAGTGCTATCAAATGCTTGTGGATTTTCTACTAATCCAACTCTTGCTATTTGATTACCTGTTACAAAATCAGGGTTTTCGTTATCATTTTCAATTCTAGAATATAAAAGAACGTTATATGCACCAAGTTCTCTATAAATGTTTTTACCATGTCCTCCTGGTGGTGATATAACAACATCTAAAACGGGTCTAGTAGTCCCAGTCGGTACACCTCCTGCAACCAAATCAACACTACCATAAGTATATCCAGATCCCTGAGTAGAAACAGTTACATCCGAAACTTGAGATGAAGAATTAATTGTAACCGTACATTCAGCATTAGATCCATTTCCTTTAATAGGAACTTTGGTATAAACAGCATCAGCAGTACCAATACCTACACCTGCATTACTAATAGTTACAATTTTAATTGAACCATCAACTGCATTATCTCTAACAGCAGCATCGTCAGTATTTGTATCCCAATCAGCAGGAACTGGAATATAATCAGTTGATTCAAATTTTACAATATCACTTGGTTTGATAGTATAGAGATATTTCCAGATATAACCATCTCCACTAGTTCCAGCACTACGAGGTTCTAGATCTGTAAAAGTTGGTTCATCTAAGGATGGTCTACCATTAGGATTATCAGGATCAGTTCCATTTTGCAAACACTCATATACTCTGTAATCAGTATTCAATACAAAATACGTTGCTGCATATAAATTAGTTGCACCAGAAACAGGAGCAGTGTTAGTTCTACTATAATCATTTCTATACATATCATATGTTGTTCCTGAAGACCATTTTCTTCTAGGCACTACCTGTCTCACATCAGAAGAATTAATCTTCTTCAATGCAACCATAGTATCCCAATAACTATCTTCCTCTTCAAAATTATCCTTCGGAGAAGGAGGATCAGTATCCCAATCAGATTGCACCTCAGTAGGATTAGGCAACCCAATGAAAGAATAATATGCGTTAGCAGTAGAAGTTACACCAGCAACAAAATTCTCTGCATTTAATATTCTAATCTGATCAGTTATAATGGCGGCCATTTTGATAGTATTTTTTTAGTTATTTATCAATGATATAGATACTAAATTTGTTTATATCTCTTAGATTTAAGAGGAGCACTTCTTTCTACGATTGTAGAGGTAGTAATTCCCACTACACCACCCTCAGTGTATGCAGTATAAGAGTTTAATCCAGACCTTGAAGAAAGATCAATTCTTCCCCAACTGTAAGTTCCATAGAAGTTGGATGATTGAATTCCAGTTCCACCCCATGAGAAATCACTTGTTATGGTAGCAAATACTCTTGCACAATACGTAGTTCCTATTCCTACTCCTCCTGCACTAATACCAGAAGGTGTATTTACTATTTCATAGTTAGCAACTGAGTATACATTATCTATAAATGATTTTCCTACACCAACAGTATTACTACCAGAATCAACTGACGTAATTGAAGTAGTAGCATCACCTACGTTAGAACCAGTAACAACAAATATATCATTAGTTCCAATTCCACTCATTGTAAGAGCAGTTCCTGTTAGACCAGATATTCTTAGGAATGAATCCTCAGGAATATAGAAATCAAATATCATTTGATCCTTAGAAGCAATTGTTGTAGTACCAAACCCAACAATAACTCCCTGATCACCACTATAAGTGCTAACTGAATTCTCTTCTTCCACATAAGTAGGTGGACTAATAAGAACAGAAGGAACATTTGTATGAGTGTATCCAACACCAGGACTTGTAATAGCAATACCAGTTACCGTTCCTGCTGCTCCAATTATTACAGAACCAAATGCTTGTGTAGTAGTACCAATACCTATGGTAGATCCAAAACTTACCGTAGCAGTTGTATAACCAACTCCTCCGTCAGTAATATCAACAGAAGAAATTGATCCTGCTATTGATACTATTGCCGTTCCAGCAGCACCTGTTTTTGTTCCTTGATTGAAGAACATAACCTTCTTCTGGAATCCAAGATCATTAGTATCTTCTCTCTCATTTTGTGTATTAAATAATGGTCTTAATGAGTCAACGTAAATTGTAGTAGATCCAATACCAACAGTTTTAGTAATATATCCAAATGGAGAGATTTGAGGTTCATATAATTCTCTATCTTTTCCAACTGGTTTTTCATTAATAATTTTATCCTCAGTTTGTCTGCACCATACAACAGGTCTTTGAAGAGTTTCATCTGCACTATTACCAGGACCATAATATGGATTAGTGCTAACCATATCAGTAGAATTAACACTCAAAACTTGTCTCTTATTTTCTTGTAGGTATTCTTCCTGAGGAGAGTTACTTTCAATAGTTAAATTATCACCAGTCTTAACTGTTTCAATAATTTCTCTATCAATAACATCAGAATCTCCACTTCCCTTATAGAAAATTACTTTAGACTTATCATCTTTCTTAGGAGCTTCTGTGAAGGTAACTACACTACCACCAGTAAATGTATACCCCTTACCAGGAACTTGTAGTATGTCATTAATAAAGATTAAAAGAACATCTTGAACATCAATTTCAGATCCTTTACCTGATCTAATAGAAATTAAATCTCCATTTTCTTGTAATTGGAATGTTTTAGTTGATCCGTCAAAATCAGCATCAAAATTATCAAGCATTTTAAGAATACCTAATGACCATCCAGTCATTTCATCACTAAATGTTTCATTAATCTCAAGTAAGAACTCTTTATATGAAGAAGTAGTTGGTATACCTGTTGTTCCTCCGATAGGTACAGTTAAATTTTCACCTTGACCATATCCATATCCAGTCTCATCAACTCTAAAGGAAACAATACTAGATCCTTGTCCTACTACCACGTCAATAGTGGCAGCAGTTCCAATTCCAGAAGAATTAGAAGCATATTCTAATGCAAGATTTGAATATGACTCTGGATCATCAAATATAACATCTAGTGGTTTTTCAAGTCTTCCACCTCTTGCATAGAAGTGTGCTAAGGTTGATATTCCAGTATTAGTGATAAATGTCTTGTCATCAATAACATCAAGAACAGTTGCACTATTAGCAGCAGGATCAGTTTTACTTGCAGAGTTGTTATTTGCTCTTGGAGCAACAATTGCTGCTTGAACAGAACCTAATCCAACATAGTAAGTTGGTACAGTTGATACACCAATATTAACTTCAAATTCAGTGGTGCTATTTACAGCACTGATGGCAACTCCACCATAATATGCATCAGGTTTTCTTGGATACCTGTGAGTGGTTGAATTACCATCCTTAGCACATGTAAAGGTTAAAGATTCAGTTGCTATCTTAATATTAGTTCCTGTTGTTAGACTATGACCTGCACCGATTGTCATTGTCATAATACCAGTAGTTGCGTTGTAATCAGCAGCAGTTACACTATACTTAATAATAGTGGATATACCTACATTAATACTGAATGTATTTGTAGTAGCAGTAGTGATAGCAACATTAGTTAATCCTGCAATTGGATCAGTAGAACGTGGATATGGATGCAATGAACAATAGTCATCCATAGAACATCTAAATGTTATACCATTTGTAGCAACACCCACTGTGTTACTGGTGGTTAATCCATGATTAGAAGCAGTAAAGGTTACTATACCACTTGAAGCATGATAGGTAACTTCTGTTGGAGTAATTGCTGTAGTAGAACCACTAACACTAATAGCACTAGTTGCAGCACTGACGAACTGATGAGCATAATCACCACCAGAAATAACAGCACTTGTTCCTACACCAACAAAACTATGTGTGTATTGATCAGAAACTCCACTATATCCAACGTTTACAGTTATAGTTGTATTAGTAGTAGCAGCGATAGCAACTGATGTATTATATGCTAAATCTTGACCTCTTGGATAGTAGTGAGTAGAAGTTCCACCATCTATATCACAAGTAAATGCCAATCCAGTTAATATTACAACACTAGTTTTGCCACTTGTTTTATATCCATGAGCACTAGGAGTGGTAACTGTCATAATACCTGTGACGGAATTATATGCTGCTGTTGTAATTCCTAAACGAGGTTGATAATCACAAGTAAATGCAATACCAGAAAGACTTATCTCATTACCCAATGATAATCCATGAGACTTAGCAGTTGTTATAGTAGTAACCCCAGTCATAGAGTTATATCCTACGTTAGCAATAGTTCTTGGTTTGTAGAATACGTGAGGATTAGTTACAGCAGTTCCTGTAATATATCCACCCTCAATAGTAGCAGTACCAATCGCAACAATATCTGTTCCTGTTAAACTTTCTTGCTGAATAGAAACATTAACTGTTTGGATTCCAG